TAGAAAGTAGGCACCCTAGCTCAAGGAGAGAAAGAGCACACCCCCGCATCCTCCGAGTGCGGGGTTCAGTGTAGGAGAAGACGTTCATTCGTCATCCCAGTTGTAAAGCTGGGTGAAGCTGTAAGAATAGCGAGCCATTCACGTGGCGACTCTCAGTTCAATATTATGCCGCGTCATTCAAAGAAGAAGTATATTGGAGCAGACCTCCAGTTAACGACCTCTCGTGGTGAAAGATTTGGAAGAGAGAATGTGGAGGACGAGAAGTACGTCCCTATGAAGGAGAGAAGGAGTAAAAAGTTTCGTGCCGATTCGGATTTTGTCATACAAGCGCGCGTACCAAAGCAGAGGGGTCCTGGTCCCGCAGGGCCCCCCTACACCGGCAAGCATGACACCATTCCACCCTCTTTGAGGGCTGAAATCGACGACGCGAACGACCAGTTTAGTCGCAACCGCCCATACCCGTTGGACTATATCTGTCTCTTTCTCAGGATTTTCTGGAGTTCGCTTTTAATTAAGCAGACTCGGGAGAATGCATTGCAGGCTAATAGAAGAAAGTGGAAGCGGTTGCCACCAATAACCGACTCTATTGGCATCCTGAGTCTTCTCAAGCTTCTCGTCATTCCGCGTGGTTACTCCACTGATGATCTCATAGCCTACACGAACAGGCTTATTGAGGATGAGTCAAAGGTCACAGATCTTCGACGTCAAATGCCGGATGAGTACAAATACCTTGTCCCTCACTTTAAAAAGAGGAGGGTCAAGTTAAATGCCGCTCAACGTAAACGCCGTGATGCACTTAACGGTGCTAACGGTGAACACACCGGTGTTGACGATCATGATCCCCTGGGTGAAATTTTGAACACCATCCGTCGTGATCACTCTACGAGTGATCCCAATAGTCTGGTTCGGATTGAGTTTTTCAGTGAGAGTGGAAGGTTTCGTTGTCATATCACCTATGGTGGCGAGACCGGGGTTGGGTATGGTATAAGCAAGAAGGTTGCGAAGGCCTGCGCGGCTACTTTGCTTCTCAGACTGCTTGACCAGCTCAACGGTGCTAACGGTGAGCACACCGGTTCGGATGATGTGGATTGCAATATCTGCTATCGTCCCCTCACACGTAATGTGGTCCCTGGCCGACGAAAACCCAACAATTATTTGTTTAACTTGGGGGGTTGTAATCGCCAGTGCGCCGCGAACATGTGCATCGGTTGTTGCGCTGAAACTTACGCTGCCAATTTGACTAACAATTTGGATAGCGCTGTTCACATCATCAAGTGCCCCCTTTTGTCGTTGTGATACCAATCTGCATGATGACGTCGTGTTTCATCCCTATATGAGGGATGTTACTTTCGATGCCTATTGCAGAAGTCTACAGATTCGTGGTGGCCTGAGACCAGCAGTCCCTCGTCATCGCCTACCTGTCGTTGGTCCCATAGAGACAGACCCCGGTTTCGATCCTACCCCGGTGCCCGCCGGCGACAGATCTATCCGTCCGAGGAACCAACCTGCTGCTCCCGCGGTAAACCCTCCTCCAGTGGCCCCAGCGGCTGTCCTGGTGCCCCCAGTGGTACTAGGCCCCGTAGTCAATGGACCTGCTCCTGTGGCACCCGTCGTGCCACCCGCGGTAGCAGGGGTCGTAAATCCACCAGTACCCGCGATTATACATTTGGTGCCTCCGGCTCCAGTTGTTGTACCGCCCGTGCCGGTTGTTTTACCTCCCAATGGACCTGGCGGCCCCCCACCGGGCCCCGGTCCCGCGCCCCCCCTACCAGGAGGGGTGGCGCCTCCTCCAGCTGGCCCGCCCCCTGGCCCGCCACCTGGACCCCCACCTGTGCCTATCAAAGTGTTGAATCCTCCCGTTTACGGTAGGGTTCACACTAAGAAGTGCGTGTTCGACCTTTTCTTGGTTGAGCCCGGGGATTACCTTTTCACAGTGATCCTTGTTCTCACCATAGTTTGCAGCCTGTACTATAGTAGAGTCGCTATTCGCGCTCCACTGTCGTTGGGCGCATTCTTGTATTTGGTTGGCCGCGTCCGATTGGCTCCACTCTGCAGTCTTGTACTGTCCATCTTCACACTCTTGATACGAAAGGGGGTCTTCTCTCCCTCTAGTTCTGGGGATTCGTTTCCAACTTACACCAATTCCACCGCTGATTATAACTACACGTTTAGTGGTAATTTTACCAACGCGACATCTAGTCATGATCAGGGCAGAGAAGGGTTTCTTGGAGTACATTATAATCCCCTCAAGATAATTGAGGACGACATATTGGAGCAGCCTGAAGCACAATGGACCTTCTTCTTTATGGCCTGGCTGAATTTCCTCATTCTCCTGATCTTCTGTTGGCACCGCTACCAAACCATTTTTGTCTCAAGACTTGGAGCTCTTCAAGAGTTCGAGTTTAGGATGACCTGGGGCTGGCCATATTTCATGTCAGGGGATTTGCTTCCCATCAATCCGTGCTACAGCGGCTTTCGCAACGTGCTCTTCTTTGAGGACGTTGCTGCTGCAGTTAAGGCTATGCGCTCCAGTAGTTTAGATTCTGCTGGACTTGTGCGGTATGTTGAGGATTCGATTCAGCGGGAGATCATCGGCGTCGTTAACATTGACCAGACAATTCTTGCCAACACGAGATTCATTGTCTATCAGAGTATCGTCGCCGAGAGGTTGCTAGATGAGTCTCACATCACGAATGTGGTTGAGACCGTCTCCAACCTCAAATGGTGAGGGAACCGTGGGGCCTCGGACATCATTGAGCAGTTTGTTCCTTTTAAGGCGCATACCAATGATGCTGTTACAGGCAAACTGTACCAGTTCAACGGCAGATTTGCAGTTGAATCCAAAAGCCCGGGTGTTTGGAACGACACTACGAAAGAGGTGTCTTTCCTCCCTGTACCACAAGGTGGAGCAGGTGGTTTGTCAAAACACTATCGGTCTGTGTTTGGTCCCTGTTTTGGGGCTAAGAATCAGATGCCATCCATGTGTAATGACGGTATTGTGGGTGGAATATATCGCTTGATATGCGCCCGCAAGCCTGAAGTGCATGGCTTACACGATCGTCTTCGGACAAATCAGTACACGATGCATCTGCGCATCGGTCATTTGATCTCGATCTGGACAGCTTGGTTTCAAACTGAGCTGTGCCGGATCTGGTCGAGCGAGACTCGGGACGTTGATGACTTGAGAAATGAGTGGACAGAAGCAGCCCATCCCAAAAGGGCGCTTAGGCGCAAGGCTGCTAAAGACATTCATTATTCTGGTCGGAAACACCATCCCACAAGGGTCAAAAGAGTAAGATATAAGTTAAAACCACACGAGCTTTTGGCTCACGGTAAGTATCCTCGAGCAATCGGGGATCTCACCTGTCCCGGATCCACTCTGGGAGGATACATAATGGACACTATAAAGTCCGTTTTTGCTATTCCTTTCGTCCTGGGTTCGGCTTCGTGTCGTTTCATCAAGTCGCCTGATATTCAGGTGTTAAAAGAAGTTTTCCACTGCTTGATGTACGCTCCGGGTTTATTCTTTGTCTTTTTCTCCGATGATTCCTGTATTGGTCTTGATTGTACCGATGGCAGATTGGTCGCCAACTTGGATATTTCAGCATGTGATGGGTCTAACTTCGACCCTGTTTTCGATTGTTTGAGAAAAGCAATGGACGTCGACGCCCGGTTCAGCAATGATATCGCGGGTATGTTCGCTCAATGCCTACTTCCTTTCATCGTCCATTCTATGGATTATGCACAAAGGATAGTTTTTAGACCCTTGGGTCAGGTGTTGTACAGCGGGTCCGTCCTAACGACTAGCATCAACAATATGGCCAATACTCTTATTTTCTTGTCTGTGTATAACAAACTTGGAGGTAGAGTGTTGTCCAAACGAGATAGCATAAAGTTAATCCAAGAAGCCGCTGAGGACGTTGGGTTCATTCTTAAGGTTGAGGTCTGCCATTCACATGGTGACATTCAATTCCTAAAGCATTCGCCCGCTCTCGTCCACGGCGAGATAGTTCCTTATCTGAATTTGGGTGTTTGGATGAGGGGCTTCGGTAATTGCGTTGGAGACCTTCCCGTCGTGAAGGGTAACAAAGTAGGAGGCAAATTGTATTCGGCTAGAGCCGCAGCGTATAACAGTGATGTCGTCAAGTCTAGGGTGCATGCGGGAAAACATGTCATCCAAAGAGCCTTCGACACTTTTATCACAACAGAGACGCTCGACACAAAGTTTGAAGAAATGCTTTCCACAAATGGTTGTGACACATATATACCAACAGAGGAGTTGGCTTTGCGTTACGGAGTCACCGTGACTGCTATTGAGGAATTGGGCTCCCTCATAAGCGGAATGGGCACTCGCCAGAAAATAACATCTGGCACCATTGACAAGATCTTTGCCAAAGATTACGGGTATGATCTTTGATTTCGTCTTG